TCAAACCGACGTTGAAAGCGACGTTGAAAGTAGCCGTTGCACCAACAGCAGCCACTTCAACATCTACTTCAACCGACTCGACGAAAACGCCAGCTGGAATGAAAGTAGTGTTGGCCTGAATGATATTAGTACCAAACGGAGTTAGAGTAGTAAGATCGATAGTGCATTCAATCTGACGGGTTTCCCCATAAGAGAGATAGTCACCAGCGGTTGTTGCTACGGCTTTTGAAGTGCCGTATTGACGGAAAAGTCCATCTCCATCAAAGTAATTTCCACCTACCATGTTATGTTATCCTTTCTAATTACGCAGGAACTGCGAGAGTTGAAGTGAGAACAGTAACTAGATTTTCTGGGCGGTATAGCTTAAAGCCATATTCACAGATCGTAAGATACTCTGATTGCTGGAGATCTTTATTGAACTCCGAGTAAACAGTAGGCATCTGGCGGAATGCACCAACCCAAGGCAACGTATCGCCAGGGGTAGCCGAGAAGAAGAAGTTAGCAACACCATTTGTGGTCACAGTAACGGAGTTAATGGTTTCCGTAATACCTCCGGGGAGATAATTAGAAACATAAACGTCGAAACCATAAATGTTGAACTGGAACTTAAATCCAGTCATCACGCCGCTAGCTGCAATGTTACCCCACTGTGGGATAGGTGAAAGCAGGTTAGTGACGCCAGCAAGTGTAGCGATGGAATAGGCAACCGACGGATCGACAACAGCGACGAGATTGTTAAGGGGCACATTAGCCTTTGTAAGGGCGTAGAGTGCTTTAGCAAAGTCACTGAAAGCGAGAGTCGGAGTACCACCACCAGCAACCCAGCGATGAGACGCCGTGTTGATAGTGTTTAGATTGCTTGCAGTCTGTCCAGAGTTAGCCTTAGCAAAGATGTTGGTTTCAACACCTTCCATAATCGCACGATGTTGACGAGGCACGAAGGCCGCGATCACATCCTGAGAGTAATAAGAGTCACGCTTGAATTTTTCAGAGATTGCGTTGGCAGAGTACTTATACTGATCAAAGTTAAACTGGAAGTTACCAGTGTCCATCTGATTGTATTTAATCGCCTGATTTTCATTGAAATCAGCAGTTTCTGCTTCACCCAGGGACGGGATATTGATAAGATAGCCATCCGGGAAATCTGAGATAATTCGGACAAACTTCATAGCATTCAGATCATCGAGAAGCAATTCCTTGAGCTGTCGGCTCCAGAGTTGACTTCTTACGAGAAACTGATTAGACTGGTCTGTAAAAGCAGCCATGAGTTCTCCTTAGTTAAATTAAATCAATGATTGAAATCACCATCTTTGAACGCGTCTCCGAGTTCAACCATGTCGTCAAGCATTTGATTTGCGATTTTCGTATTATAATACATCTTAGGATCTGACTTCTTCAGTTCCTGATAGTAAGCCCAAGTTCGCTTTTGTGGTCTTGCTGAGAAATTGTCATTACTCACACTAGAGCGTATTGGTGACTGGAAACCTTGTGCAACTGGCTGATTCAATCCCATCAGATTATAAAATGCATGAGGGCTTGTCTTAGCAGTTTCATTGATATGGTCTGCAGTTAATCCTAAAGTATTCATTCGTTTTGCAAGCTCTTGCTGGTAATTACTACCAAACATCTCTTGCAATTTAGACTGCACTTGATTGTAGTTATCTGTACGTTTCTTATTAGTTTCGTAGGTTACGATCTCTTTAGAAACTAGAGAACTCAATTGAGCTGGGTCTATGGTTGGCTGTTTTTGTTCCGTCACGGGTGGTGTGAACTGGGTGTTATTCTGCGGATGTTCTAGGCGGTCTATCAAATCCTGCAACTTAGCCTGTTGATTAGCTTCCTCACGTAGTTTAAGATAGTCATCACGAAGTTCGTCTTGACGTTTCTTAAATAATTCTATCGTAGTATCAGCTTCTGCTTTTCCTCGCGCAAGATCTTCAACTGTCTTGAATTTCTTGTCTGGTCCCACTAGATCTGCGAGATAGTTTTTAGTTGGGTCCAACTGCTGGGGTAATTGTTGGGATTGTGTTTGGTCTAACAAATTCTCGGGCATTTATATCCTCTTGGTCAAGATTGATTAATTTCATATAAGCTTTGAGGCAACGGCGATATCCGTTAGCATCAGCTACTCTTAGTTCCCAATTAGGAAGATCATAAATGCCAGTTCCAATCTCTCGATTGTTCATGCCAGCTTCATCTTCTTGCATAAGTTCCATGAGTCTATCAAGAACTGTCCGAGAACCTAAGATAGCATTAGTCAATCTATCTTTCTCTTCGGGAGTCTTAGTATTCTTTGTCCATGCGGTAATCATTTAGGTTGTTCCTAACGTTCCTGCTGGGGTTGCACTAGCTCTAGGATTATTCTGTAATCCAAAGCCTGGTTTAACTGGAGGAGGTGGAGGACTATTATTTCCACCGGCTACGCCACCTTCTAAATCAAAATCTTCACCCATACCAGTAGCAGTACCAGCTTCTTGATGGAGTTGCTCTTGGATAGCTTGAATTTGACGTTGTCCTTCAGCCTGTTCGGCGAGGAAGATGTAAGGTGTTACGATCTGACAATCTTTGAGGTTAAAGACATCTTCGATGATCTTTGCTAGGCCTATTCCTGAGAAATGTGTTTGTACGAATGGCCAGAGACCTGAGCTAGTCAGAGAGGTCAAATTCTGAATTAACTCCGCTTGTTCAGCAAAATGCCGAGCAGCGATAGGTTTAATACGACCTATACCGGTAATATCTTGAACTGTTAAAGTCATGAAGGTAGCGACTTTGAACTCGTCGTCGAAGACCCGAATAGCATTAACGCCAGAAAGATTTCGCCTGGCTAGTTCTAACATCGCGTTTAACAACGGTTCTACGATTTGCTCTTCAAACTGTGTAATCTTATTTTGGAATACACGGGAAGCAGCATTCTCTAATCGCTGGACCTCATACTTAGTCTTTTCACCAGGTGACCTGAAGCCCATAGCTTCCTTAGGTGCACCGGCCATTTCTTCCATGGTAGAAGCCAAATATCCGATCTCAGAGTTACTCTGCATGATCTGGACTTGTGGTTGAACTAACTCGACATCACCTTCTTCTGAGACGAAGATCTTCTCACCAGGTTGCCATGTATAGTCTTCTACGAAACCCTTTACCTTCTGGACTGGATAAGTAACCAAATCCCAGATATCAGCTTTCATATTCTCAACATGATCCATCCGATATTGCATACCGACTAGATTGTCTAGTGGACCCATCCCCCAAAGATTGTCTTGTTTCTTACGCCAAGGAGCGTGGAATATAGGAGGATAACCAAACCAACTGGGATTAGGACGGTTATCAATAAGCTTATGGCGGTCAACAACCGTGATAACACGGTTCTTTTCGAATGTGTCGGTATCTGCGTCATACCAGTCTCCATAGAAAGTTAAGACTTCTACGAAGTTACTCTGTAGATATGCTCTGAATGATGTGAATCCATCCATAGCATAGAGATGATCTTTCTGTACCCAATCTCCCTGAAATTCTCTTGATTGAAAGCGAAGATCTTTCAAATATTGATATAATGCTATATTAGCTTCACGGGAGTCATCATTAGACATGCTTTCCATCATATCTCGCAATTCACCCATCGTTATGACACTTCTGACAAACTTAGGTGAAACCATGAAGTTTTCAGCAGTAGGGTTCATCACTAAGTCTAGTGGACTGATACGTCTGATAGACGGTCCTACATAACCTGCTTGATTACCATCTGCTTGCTCGACTCGCATGTCTGTCCACTCTACAGTGGCAAAACAATTACCGAAGTCGATATAATCTTGAATAACCTTATCCATTTCATGTTTGAAGGTAGGTTGTTCAATACACCAAGCCATATAGTTAATAATAGCATCTCGCTTGGCTACGGAGTTGCTATCTTTATTATTAGCCTCCCAAGTCAACCATTTGCGCTTAGGCCATAATGTAGCTGTGTAATTCGAGTATAAGTTATCTCGGATCTGACAAAGCTTGGGAATAGTCGTACTATTCTTCCAGGGGGTCTTACTATTGGTTGTTTGACGTGTATCTGTTGCATAAACGTAACGACGAACCTCTTCCCAATCGACTTTCTTGATTTGACGTAAAGTATCCCACGTAATGTACTTTTCAGTTAATCGTGTAGCTAAAGTATCAGGAGTAATGACATTTCTAAGATCTAGGACGCGATTAGTCACGAAACACCGCCCCAACGGGTATGGAAGTTAAATTCATGTTCTTTATTTTGCTGTAACCTATATAAATTCATAGGAGCCTTACCTACTGTGAAATCTATCGCAGCAGCGAGAGAATCCTTGATATCGTCATGAGCTGGGTTAGAAAATATCAATTCTTCCTCTAATGCCTGGATATTTCCGCCTTGATAATGCCAAATCTGTTTATTAGCGTATTTAGGTTCTAATGTTGAAAAGATTCGCTCCTCTTTGGAACCAGCCCATCTAGAAGGTCGATATTCATCGATTGTAAGTGACAATCCATGTTTACGTATGTAATTTTCCTTAAGATCAGTAACAATGACTTGCTGAGCAACAGAAACTTCAGCTCTGATCTGTCTAAAGCCCCACTTCTCATAAAGTTTGAGAATATGTTGAAAATATTCACTCATCTTGTCAGTTTTGAAACGATCTATCTCTAGGATGTAATAATTATGATTGCCGTCAACACCAAGCACGATAATGGAAGTAAAATCAGACTTCTTTCCAGTAGAGTAAGCGAAGTCCACGGCGGCCACAATATTGAGTCGTTCTTTCCGAAAGAACCACTGCTGTTCGCGTCTATTAAGATAATTTTGGTCATAGTATTGGAATAAATCTTTCTTAATTGGAGATTCGTCCACACTATGGGGGTCGTTGTAGTATTGGGCTCTAAAGTACACTTTATTGAGATACTGTGCTCGTTTTTTTCCCAATTCTTCTTGATTAAATCCGAACCATTTACCATCTGTCCTCTGAGCACGTGGCCAGAGATATTCTCCAGTGCCGTCTCCTGCAGTCTCCACAGGGTATTCTTTAATCTCGAATAGAGACTCGGTGTCTTCCAATTGATTTCCATCTGCATCATACATTTCAATCTTCATATTGAGTAGATCCTGGTAAAGATCTAAAGGATGATAT